CGCGGCCGCCGACGAGATCGTGCCGACGATCTGGCTCCCGCGCTGCCGATACAAGTCCTCGACCAGCATCAACACCCCGTGCTTGATGCCCACGGGCACCGCGCTCGCGGCCCCGTACCCGGCCACGTAGGTAATCACCACGCTATCCACGACGTCCCGCGTCGAGGGAGCACTCACGCCGTAGGACGGCCGAATCGACGCATGGAGCGCGTGCTCCCCCGTGGGCGCCTCCAACGTGTACCCGTCGGCGTCAGCCGTCCACGTCTGCGACGTGCCCGCCGTGTCCGTATAGGCCACACTCGTGATCGACACCAGCGGCGGCCGTGGCAAGTAGATCGGGCCACCGCCGAACCCGTTGAGCCGGAGCACCCACGTCTGGGTAATGAAACTGCGATGGGTCAGCGTCTCGGCATAGCGGCGCGCAGCCGGAATGAGGAAATCTTCGAGGTAGTCATCCTCGGCCGCGTGGTCAATCTGGAGGTGTGCCTTCGCGTCCGCGAGCGCGATCGGCTCGGTCGCCGGCGGCGATGTGAGAGAGAGGGCCATCGATCACCGGCGTCACTCGATCGTCAACTGTTCTTCGTACCAACTCGCGCCCTGCGTGAAGGTCTGCCCCACGAGCGACGACACGACGTGGAGACACAGCGAGCACTGCGGAGGGACGATCAGGCGTCCATCCACCTCCGCGATCGTCGCGCCGAACGGGACCACCCCACCGGCGCCCTTCTGGTACGCCGGCGTCCAGGGGAACCAGCCAGAATCCAACACCACCGTCGCCGCGGCCGCGATCACCGGACCCCCGTAGGACTTGCCGGAGGCGCCCCGCACGACGAAGCTTCCGCTCGTGACCGCAGCCTTCGCGGCCGTGACCTGCGCCCATCCGCTCCACCCCTCGACGACGTTCGTGCTCACCAGATTGAAGTAAAAGAGCCGATCAACNATCAGGCTCTTCCCGCCGGCGGCGTAGCCGTTGAAAATCTCAAACGCCGCGGCGGTGGACGGGCGCACGACCAGCCCCGCGACCGCGGCCGTGCTCATCGTCGCCCACGCCTGCCCGCGACGGACCATCTCGGTACCCCGCGGCAGCCCCGCCGCGACCAACTGCTCGGCCAGCTGATTCAGCGCCATCGTCGCTTGCTGGAAGACCACCCCGTTGCGAATCGTGCCCTGGACAGCGTCGGCCATGTGCGTTGCTCCTGTAGACAGACTCCGAATCTGAACCCTAGGCCGACACGATCGCCGCGCCCTCGTCGAGCGGGAAGTAGAAGCAGATCCACTTCGTCGCGCCCGTGCTCGTGGCCGACGTCAGGATATGGATCTCGCCTTCGCTCAGCACCATCGGGGACGCGCCGATCGCGTTCAGCAAGCCGCCGCCGTCCTGCTTCAACGCGCTGCCATCCCCTTCGACGAGGTACAGGCTCCCGAGCACGTCGGCGTCAATGTCGAGCACGCTGGCCAAGGTGACGTCGCCCCCGGCCGTCGCGTCGAACACCACGCTCAGGTTGCACGCCTGGCCCTGGATCGCGGTCGTCACTTCGCCGATCACGAGCGTCACCAGCACGAGCCCGCCCGAGATCACGAACAGATCCTGCGTGGTGGACGCCGGCAGCGTCGCCGCCGCCTTGTCCACGCGGAACCCGAGCCCCATCGTCGTGAAGACGTCGCGATGTTGATTGGTGTACATGATGACTACACCACCGTCACGTGTGTGTGACCTTCGAACCGCGGCCAGCCGATCGCGACGATCGCCATGAACAGCGCCGAGGCCGATCCGTCCTCGACCGACATCGTCAGAAACGGCTGCCCCGCCGTCAGCTCGTCCGACTGGATGTCCACCGTGATCAGCGTCTCGTCCCACGACGCGGCCGCGGTCAGCAAGATCCCGCCCGAGGGCGTGACGGTCCGGGCCCCGCGCACATCGGACCCCGTCGTCCCGATGTCAGCACCGCCGAGCCGGTAGTAGGGGTAGAACTCCGTCGTCTTCGCGGCGTTCGTCGCGCCCGAATAGAACTGGATCGTCGCCCCGTCGCCCGTCACGACGCCGGTCAGAAAGATGATCTGCACCTTGTGCAGCAATCCCATATTGATCGAGTCGGGCGTGATCCCGCCCGCTTGCTGATCCGCCGGGCTCAGGAGCCCAATGATTTGCAGTTCTTGATGCACCGACATCTTGATCTCCTCCTACGCACGCGTGGCCAGTACGACGACAGGACTCAGGGTGCCGGTGCCCTTGAACGGCGTGAGCGCGGCCCGAGGCATCATCTGCCCGTCACACCGGTAGAACGAGCGAATCGTCTCTTCCCCCTGCGTGAATCGCACGTGGATGGAGGACTGTTGCTGAATGCCGCCCTTCCGGATCAAGCGATACCGCTTCAGGTTGATCAACGCGATGTCGCCGATCGTCCCGAGGGTCGCGTTGTACTCGGTCTCCACGACCGGGCGTCCCTTGATCGTGAGCACCCCGTCGGAGCTGTAGTTGACGAACCGCGGTTCCAAGGCCGACGTGCCGGCCGCGATACTGAGCACGTCGAGCTGCGGGCCGCAATCGCCGTTGATCAGCCAGACCGCGTTCGCCTTGTCTCGCGCGCGCATCCGCGCCCACATTTTCGAGAGGTTGGTGGTGTTGATCGTCGCCGCGGCCTGGTTGGTTTCTTTCGCCACCGAGACCTGACACGGGCAATTGAGGTACCCGTCCGGTTGCCCCGCGCCCGTGCCCTCCGTGATCGCGTCCTCGACGCCGAACACCAGCTCCTCGAGGAACATCGCGCGCAGCTCGCCTCCGAGGGCGGCCGCGTCGGACACCAGCTCGTCGGTCATATACCCGAGGCAGCCGACCTTGCGGAGTTTCAACTCGACGCGCGCCAACGAGGTTTCTGAGGCTGTCGGCGCCGTCCCTTGATCGACCCAGTAGTGACGCACGCCGCCCTGCCGCGATCCGTCCGCTCGCGACGTCTCGTTGATCACGTTATAGGCGATCGCGTCGCCCGTGATCGTCCGCGCATCGACACGCGAGAGCAAGTCGCCGACCTCGTACATCTCGCGCTCGATGCCGGCCGCCACTTCCTGCGGGACGGCATATCCGCCTTCTGACGGAACCGCCGTGCCCATCCCCGTCGCCGCCGCGAACAGCCGCGGATCGGCCCCGTGGCCCATCGACGCGTGGTACACGGCCACGCCGAACTCNCCGAGTGCCGCGAGNTGGGCCTCGGCCTGCATGGCCGCCGTCGCCCCGGCCGGCAACGTCGGGCCCCACGGCCGATCGGCCGCGCGATCCGCCCCCAAGGTCAGCCTGGAGCCACCACCGATGGTCGGCTCGTGCCGCTCCTCCTCCTGGAACCGAAGGGCCTGCGCGTGCTCGCGCTCCAGGGTCGCCGCGGCCGTCACCAGCGCGTCGAGCTCGCCCTCGACGGCCGTGAGGCGCGTCTGCTGCGCCTCGGTCCGTGTCGCGGCGGCGACGCCGAGAAGATCGCGTCCCTCTTTNCGCAGCGCCGCCTGGGCCGCCGCGTTGTCGGCGAGATCCTGCCGAATGTGCCTAATGGTGCGCATCGATTCGCTCTCCTGCCTTAGCTCCGCTCACAACGCAAAAAGGCGCGTGTGCGCGGGGTGGACGCGTCCACATCAGGGACCCGTTCCACCCGCCCACACGCGCCTTCAACGGAAGCCGCGTGCCTGCTCGACTGTCAGCCTATCAGGAGAGAGGCCCGAGTGAGGTTTTTCGTTCGCAAAACCCNAACTCGGGATCGAGCCGCTCACGGATCACGCGTGCGAGGGGAATCCCGCGCTCGCGTGCCTCGCGATCGAGCGCGTCGAACCGCGCGGTTCGGATGGAGGTCTTCGCCGGGACCAGCTTCTCGGCGTCCGATTTTCTGGGCCTGGCCATTCCGGGGTCCTGCCTAGAACTCCAGCCTCCGGCGCCGATCCTCGTCAGCGTGACGTTCGGCCAGGAGTGGGGCCTCCACGCCCGCCGCCTGCATCCCGACGCGGCCCCGCCCCAATCGCGCGATCGTGTGGTCGAACGTATCGATCCGATCGATCAACCCGGCCGCGAGCGCATCCGTCGCGCCCAGGACCCGACCCTGTCCGTAGCCGCCACGCACCGCAGACGGCGACACGCCGCGTCCTTGTGCGACCGCCTTGACGAACGCCTCGTAGGCATCATCGACGCGCGCTTGCACGTGCGCCTTCGCCTCGTCGGAGAGCGGCTCGAACGGGTGGCCCTCCGTTTTGTATTTGCCCGCCGAGACCACCGTGACCTTGATCCCAAGCTGCTTCGCCCGCTCGCTCAAGTCCTCATGGACCGAGAACACGCCGATCGACCCGACCGCAGCACTCGGAATCGCCACGATCTCGTCGGCCGCCGACGAGGCCAGCCAGTACGCCGCCGACGCCATCAGGCTGTTCGCCACGGCGACCACCCGCTTGGTCTTCGTCGCCCGCGCACGCCGCATCTCTGTGGCGAGCTCCTGCACGCCTGGCACGGTGCCGCCCGGACTATCGACATCGAGCAAAATGCTGCCGACGGCCGCGTCCGCCAACGCCGCCCGGAACATCTGCCCGAACCGCTCAACGGACGTCCCACCGCTCGCCTCGTCCAGCGCGTCCATCCGATGCGCGATGACNCCTCGCAAGGGAATCACCGCCACCGCGTCGCTCTGTGACGCCGACGCCGCCGAGCGCGGCGCGCCGATGGCGGCCTGGATCTCCTCCGGCGTGAAGGCCCCACCGGCGGCCCGGAACGTCAGCACCGACAACAACTCGGACATTTTCTCCGGCGTGATGGCCCATGGTGTCTCGGAGACGTACCGACAAATCCGCTGATACCGCATCTGTCACGCTCCTTCTGAGGCGTCGCCATTGGCGGGCTGCGCGTGGGCCGACGTGACGAGCCCGATCTCTGCCTGAATCTGGCCCGTCTGCAGATGGAACGCGCATCTCGCGATCACGTACGCCCGGCCACACGCCCGACAGGAACCTGGCGTGCCAGCCATGAGCAGCACCGTCGTCTTGGCCGCGCACTGACACTGCAGCACCAGCGTCGGAAATCCGCACGTCACCGTGAACGGCTGGCCGAGAATCGGGACGGCGGGCGAGGGGAAAGGCATCTGGTGCGCCATCAAGTCGCCTCCATCGCCAGCGAGGCGAACCCGGTCGCGTACTCTGGCGATCGCCACCGCGTGATCGCCGCCAGCCAGTCGCCGCCGAGGATCTGCGCCGCCTGCTGCGAGCAGTAGTCGTTCGCGGCCGCCGGCGACATCTGCAACGTCTGCGCGACGAGGTCGGCGTGGCCCGCATAGAACGCGGTCACCGCGACCGCAAACCCGTCGGCATCCGCCGCCCATTTCACCGCGAGTTTTTGTACCGCGGCGATTTCCTTTCGCAGAAGGCGTGCCGCCGACGCCCCCGCAATNGCCTGCGCCTGCGTCTCGCGGGCCTCTGCGGACTGCCCGTCCCCCGCGCGGCCCGGCCGCTGATTGTCTTGCGGTCCCCCGCGCGCGCCGCGCCCGGTGATGTTTTGCGGATCGAGCGGCGTGTCCAGTCCCGGCAGCGCCCGCAGGTTTTCGAGGCGCCGCACTTCGTTTCGCGTCCGGATGCCGGCATTCGTCGACGAGACGTACGCCTCCCACCGCTCGGCGAGCGCCCCGCGCGCCAGCGCATCGCGTGTGAACTCCGCGAAGTACGTCTCGGGACGCAAGATCAACTGATCGTTGATCCCGAACTCCCACATGGACAACCAGCCACCGAGCGAGAACGTCACGAACTCTTGGCCCTTCTGCTCCAGCCCCGTCACGCCGGCGGTATCCACTTCGTTGAGCATGTGCGCCGGCAGTCCCAACCACCGCGCGATGTCCACGACCGTAAATCGCCGGCTGAGAATCATCTGCGCCTTCTCCGGCTCCATCATCGACGGCACGAACGTCGCCCCGTGCGTCAGCACGCGCGGCATGTGCCAGTCGCCGGCCGCCGTCTTGAACGACCGAGCCATGAGCGTCATGGCCTCCGGCGTCACCGGCCCCGGCGTCTGGATGATCCCGCCAGACATCGCGCCGCGCGAAAAGAGCCTCGACGCGTAACTCTCCAGCACGACCCCGAGCCCAAGACTCTCCCGCGCGTGCTCGAGGATTCCTTTCCCGCCCGCGCCCCGCAGGAAAAATACCTCATCCTGGGTCAGCGTCGTCGTCTGGCCAGTGCTCTGATCGCGCACCTGGAACAGCCACCGGCCCCGCCGCGGCCCAGAGGCGATCTGTTCCGGCGTGACGAGCGCCGGCGCGATCGGCTGTAACTGATCAACGATTCCGCGCGGCCCGGGAACGATCTCGGCGACGTGCCAGCCGTGATCGATGACGTCGAACATCGCCTCACGCCGATACTGAAACGCATCCTGCCAGTGGTTCGTCCGCCGGTGGAGCACGTCGTAGAGTGGATGGGCCGGCGCCGGCTC